TGGCAGTTTGTTAATTTTAACAGTAGATTACATTGTTTCCATGCTGGAGTTGTTCCACAAAGATATGATGGTTCACAAAGTTCAGGTTCAAGATGGGCAGCACATGCGACTGATCCTGCTTCTATAAGTACATTGTTTGACCCTAGTTGCGGTATGGGATTTTATGGAAGAATATGGTGTGGCGGTGTAGCAGAAGCAAAAGATGTCGTTTATTACTCTAATCTTTTAGATGGCGATGATTGGACAGGTGGTGATACTGGTTTAATTGATTTAAAGAAAGTTTGGGGTGATGATGAAGTTGTAGCACTAGCACCGTTTTATGGAAAGTTAGTTATATTTGGTAAAGAAAATATTGCTATATACAACTCTCCACAAACTGTAAGTTCTTTAGCACTTGACGAAGTTATAAGAGGTGTAGGATGTATAGCCAGAGATAGCGTTCAAGCTATCGGTGATGACCTAGTGTTTTTATCTACAACTGGATTACGATCACTTGCTCGTACTACAGAAAAAGATAAATTACCTTTAACAGATTTAACTGTAAATATTAAAGACACAATAATTAGAAATATTGGTCAAAGCACAAATGTTAAAAGCGTGTATGTAGAAAACGAAGGCATATACATAATGACTTTTACTGACAAAAACATTACTTATATTTTTGATTTTAAGCATATTACTCCACAAGCTGCACCAAGAATAACAACTTGGTCTTTTGAGTCAGATAGAGAGCCTAGTGCGATGATTTATACAGAGTTATATAGTGGTTTATTGGTTGGTCAAAAAGATGGCGGAATAGCAGGTTATGAAGGATATTTTGATACAGATTTGGCTTGGGTTAGTTCGGCAGCTAGTTATACTAACTCTGCTTTTACTGCTGATATATCTAGTATATGGATTAGAGTGGGCGATGTAGCCGCTTCTATTCTTAAAAAAATGATATTAGTGTTAGAAGGTGGTTCTGGAGCATCTTTAGGTTTAAGGTGGTACAAAGACTTTAGTATGAATTCATCATCTACAACACAAATTGCGTTAGCACCAGCAACAACTGGCTCAACAGCTTTATGGGGTGCTTCTACTTCTTTATATGGATCAGCTAAATATACACCTATATATGGACTAGAAGAATATAAAACAGCACTTACAGGTAGTGCAAAACATCTAAAACTTAATATGAGTATTGTATCTAATGGATATGATGTAAGTGTTCAAGATTTAGCAATTATTTCAAAACAAGGGAAAATACGATGAGTGATTATACTTTAGCAGTCAATTGGTCAGGAAAAGATGCTCTCTCAGATAGTGATGCTGCGAAAGTAATATCTGGCTCTGACTTTAATACTGAATTTACAACAATAAGAACAGCAGTTAATTCTAAAGCTGATACTAATGGTGATAGTGGAGAGGATTTTGCTGCAAATAACGCAACAGTAGCAGGTACTTTAACTGTAACTGGAGTTCCAACTATACCTACTGCCTCAGCAGGAACAAATACAACACAAGCAGCAAGTACAGCTTTTGTTACAACAGCAGTGAATACTTTAAATGCAGCAGCTTATCCAGTAGGTGCAATATTTACTACAACTGTAAATTATGCTAATTCAGCAGCAGTTGTTGCAGTGATAGGAGGCACAACTTGGACAGCTTTTGGAGGAGGCAGAGTATTAGTAGGTTTAGATTCTGGTGATACAGACTTTGACACAGCAGAAGAAACAGGTGGTTCTAAAACACCAAGTACAGCAAGTCACACATTAACAGTTTCGGAAATACCAAGTCATAGTCATAGTATTTCAACAGGAAGTGGTGGTGGAAGCTCAAGTGCTACTACACAAACACAATCTACAAGTAGTGTTGGGTCAACATCAACAAGTTCAACAGGTGGAGGCGGTGGACACTCGCACACAGGTAACGCTGTACAACCATACATCGTAGTATATTTTTGGAAACGCACAGCATAGGAGAATAGAATGGCATACGAACAATCAGCATACAAAAGAACAATGCCAAATGAAAAAGGTTTTGTTCCTACAAGAAAATCAATGGGTGGAATTATGAATGGCCCACAACAAACAAAACAAACAGGGATGTTTCAATTGCCTTTAGGTGGTTTTGGTGGTGGAGGTCGTAGAGGCTCTGCTTTTGCTGAAGAAGATTTAAAAAGACAACTTGAATATGATAAAGCTATTTGGGAAAGGTCTACCCCTAATGTAAGCGGTGTGGGTGGTAATGTAACTTGGGATAGAGATACAAATACAGTTACAACTAGTTTGACACCAGAAAACCAAGCTATCTACGATGCAATGACTGAAAGACAGGGTATGTTTGGTGCAAGAGTCAATGATTTATTGGGCGGTGGTTGGGAAGATGCCCAACAAAAAAGATTTGATCAAATGAGAGGCATGTATACATCTAGTGATGCTAGAGAAGATGCTGCCATGAGAGAAAGACAATTGGCTACTGGTGCTTCTTCTACAGGTATATATCAACAACAAGCAAATCAAGCAGCTTTAAGAAATGAAAGAAACTTGGGATTACAAAATCAAGCGTTTTTAGAATCTCAACAATTAATTAATTCTAATTTACAAAGACAACAAGGTGATATAGACACAATGATGAATGTCGGAGAAGTTGCTAACAGAATGAAAGTAATGCCTGTACCTAACACTTCAGGAAATATGAATAATGTTAGTAGTGCCTCTACAGCTTGGGCAGATTTACAAGCACTTGAGGCTGCTAAAAAGTCAAAAGGAAGAAGTGATGCGTGGGGTTCTATATTAGGAAGCCTTTTTAAATAGGAGATAAGAATGGCAGAAAACTTTACAATGCCAAGTATGTTTGACACAAGATATGCTATGGACAGACAAATGGAACTTGATGCTCAAAAGGCAGGCACTAATGCATTAGGTGGAAGATACGGAATGTATTACAATTCTTCATTGCTTGGTGATCGAGATAATGCGACATTAATGAGTTTGACAGGCATGATGGGTGGTCAAGGTGATCCTAGAATGCAAAAGCAAATGGCTATTGATACTATAATGCAACAATATCCAAGTCCAGAAACTCCTGAAGATTTTAAAGCTATATCAAACGCATTAAGACAGTCTGGATTGTATGAAGAAGCTGATCGTGCTATGTCTATGGCTACTGACATGATAGCTGCAAAACCTAAACCTACATTAGGTACTGTAAAAATACCTACTATGAAGGGTGGTGTTCGTTACACGCAAACATGGAGTACTGTTAATGGAGTTCCAACAGATATGTTGGGTGAACAAGCTACTGATGCACCAACTACGGACACAAAAAGTTATAAAGAAATTAAAAAAACAAATGCTTTAGGGCAAAATGTAATTGAAACTTATGAAACTGTAAACGGAGTTATTGTTCCTGGATCTAAACCTATTAGCACACAAATTACAAGTGAGCCAGATACTTCTGTAGATTTAGAAACTGAAGCATATGAAGCTAATTTAGCACCATATGTGGATAGTGCTTTAGCAAAAATTCAAAATGCAACTTCTACTACAGGCATAATGTCAGAAGAAGATATGACTGCACAAGCGAGAGCAGATGGTATTCGTGCATACACTAAAGTTCAAGATCTTGCTGGACAACAAAATAATAGTACTGCATTTTTGGATAATGTTGCAGGTTTAATGGCTATGGAAGATGAAAATGGCAATAAACTTTACACACAATCACAAGCCATTGCTCAAGCAATAAGTCTTGATCATAAAACTGTATCTGAAGAAGATCAAATTGCTCAAAATGCAGCTATTTTAGAAGATGAACAGAAAATGGCAACGCTAGAAACTCAAGCGGCTACCAACAGGAGATTAAATGCTCAAATGTTATCTATACTCAATAGAATAGAAACTGGAAAATGGGAAAATGTTGGATTTACCGCGGCACAATGGCTGGGTGATTTTGATGGCACTTTGGCAGACAAAGAAATGTTCTTTTCTTTATCAACTGCAAAAGTTATGGAATACACCAGCATGACTAAAGGTGCTATTTCAGATGCTGAAATGTCTTTATTTATACAAGCCGCCACAGGATTGGGCAAAACAACAGAAGGCAATCGAATGTTGTTAGAGTTTGCACAACAAGGTGCTTTGGCAGTAGAAAGAATGGCTAAACATATGAGGGCCTGGAAAGCTGAACAAAAAGCAAAAAACATTACAATTAGTTATTCTGATTATAAGGCTGAAGAAGAAAGATATAGAAATTCAGAAGAAAATGCTGCTTTCTTTAAACCAATTGTTAATAGTGAAGAATGGAAAAATGCAACTATGATAGGCAACACTATGGAAACTGTTGGTGGTATAGAGGCTGCAGCTCAAGACCAAAATTCAGCTATGGGTCAATTTTGTGCTAATCCTGCCAATAAAAATCTTAGTACTTATAAACAATTCTGTCAATAGGAGATATAAATGGCTAAATTAGAAGGAGCCGCAGCTAGTAACAGATATTTTGAGAATGAGAAAGTCAGAGAAGCTATTAGAAATGACATTTATCAAGAAGCTCTTAATGCAGATGCAGAAGGTAGAGAAATAAATACTGCTCTTACAGAAGAATTATCTTTAGTATACGAGTCTATACCGTACACATATGCAGAACAAGGATACAATCAAAAATATGTGCAATTACTAAAAGAAAAATATAAATTTGAAACTGGCAAAGAATTTAAAGGTGCAGGTAAAGACATAAAACATCTTATAGATGAGGATTTTGCAGATTGGAATTTTGTTATGAACAATCTTTCTTTAGGTATGGGTAGTGAATTGCTACAAAATTTAGCTTTTGCAACTGATGCTGAAAGGGCTAATGCTTTAGAGCGTTGGAATATCTTTAACGCTACCCCTAACTTTGACTCTCCAGATGTAGATGATTCTAGACCATTTATAGATATCAAATTTAAAGGCACAGTAGATCCAGATGATGAAGAAGCAGTACAAAGAGCAAAAGATATTGGTTGGAATGGATTTGAACTTACTGGACAGCTTGGTGATTTTATAAAAGGTGCAGGAACTGATCCACTAGCATGGCTTATGTTTGGAACTGGTGCTGGGTTTATGGGTAAAAAACTTATAGAAAAGGGAGTAAGTCAATGGTTAAAACCTATGACAGGACTAAGCACAGAAACTTTGGCTACAGCCACAGCAGGTGGAGTCTATTCTGGTGTTGCTGATGTAGGTAGACAAGCAATAGGTATTACAGCAGGTAGTGGTGAACAATATGATCCTGGACAGACACTTAAATCTATGGGTTTAGGTTTTGCAGTAACTCCTGCATTAAGTGCTGTAGGTTCTGTAGTTGGCCCAGTAGGTAGGGCAGTAACACATCCTGTACAAAGCCTTAATAAAGGAATAGCTTTATTTGCAGGTAGTAAATCTGAAATGGCAGCGGCACAAGGAGCAATCAAAAATGTGCAAGATAAGATGACTGCTTCTGGCAAAGGAACTTACGATAGTGCTTTAGAAGTACAGGGTTTTTTAGCACAAGGCTACAATCAGGTAGACAATTATTTTAATGCCATGTTTGATAAATTAAGAACCGCACCTATTAAATTATCATCTATAGATGGACTTGCAGAAAAATGGAATATGCGATTTGGAAGAAATTTTGAACTAAGTGAAAGTTGGAATGATCTGTATGCAAATTATTTAAGAGGTGAGGCTGCTAAAGGTAATCCACAATTAAATGTCAAACAAGTTCCTTTAATTGATTTGGCTCGTAAATTAAGATCAGAATTTTATAATCTTTCATTGTTAGATAAAAAGAATTTTGGTGGTAATAACACTCAGTTAATGAATCAATATAAAAATACCATCAACAATGTTATTAAGAAAGCAGTAAAAAAAGCTGATCCTAAAAAAGGTAGGCTTTTAGATCAATCATATAAATTGTTTAAATCACAAACTGAAAAAAATCCTTATGGTAAGGATATGTTAGCTATGGCTTATGCTGAAACTACAGAGCCTATGACAAAATTTTTAAACAAAATGCTAGACCCTCAATTTTCATGGACAAATTTTAATGCAGCAATTAAACATTTTGAAAAATTAGATCACATTGTAGGTAATAAAAGTAGTCAGTTGTCAACTGGATTAAGAACCAAAATTGAAAAAGCAATGGCAAACCATATACTAGAAGCCCCAGATGGAGCAAAGATATTTACTAACCTTACAAGAACTGCTGATGGTAGGACAACTTTAAGAAAAATGTTTCCTAGTATGAAAAAAGAAATTGATGATGTAATTTATATGCAAGAAAACCTTAAAGGATGGGGTGGTGCTGAGTCTGTTATTGGTAACATGGCAACGGCTAACATGGGTGCTATGGCTGGTAAATCAATTGGTGGTGAAGCAGGTGGTATTCTTGGTGGTATTTTATCTATTACACAATGGAATAGATTGATGAACAGTCAATATTTTAAAGATGCTATGGTTCATGCTTATAAAAATAAAGGTGGAACATTAGAAACATCGACTAGGAACTGGCTAAGAACACAGTATGGTACTGGTAATGGCAAAAAAGGTCTATCAATTCCACAAATTAATGCCATACAAGACACTATGTGGGGCTTTATGTTTGCTGGATATGCTTTAAAAGGTGAAGATGTATTAGCTGAAAGGACAGGTAATAAAGCTAGAGATATGTATGGTGATGCAAGAGTTATGTTTGGATTATAAGGAAATATTATGGCAATGGATAAATATCAAAAAATGATGTCAAGATACTTAAAAGAAATGGATCCAGATGTTTTTGAAGAAACAGATGACCCAGATGTTTTTAAAGCAGTTTTGTCAGATTTTAAAATACAAGGTTTCCAAAGGTACCTAGATAGAATGAAAGAGCAAGATAAAAAGAAAGGTATGTTGACTGAGAAAGGCTCGCCTGGCGAGCTAGATTCATCTGATCAAAAACTTATTGCTTTAGCAAAAAAACAAACTAAGAAAGTTCCAGAAGGCTCACATGTTATGCCAAATGGTTCGATTATGAAAGATGAAGACCATAAAGAAGAAGTAAGTAAAGATGTAGCTAAAGATCTTGCTAATGAAGGCAGAGGTCTTAAAGGTTACAAGACCCCTAAAACACAAGAAAAAAGAGGATACAAGCAAGATGAAGGGGGTAATTGGAGTGTTAATGAGAAAGACAAGCATTGGCAAACTAAGAAAGGATATGATGAAGCTATTAAGTTATATGGAACTAAACCTGCCTGGGTGAAACAACCAAGTCTAGTCTACAATCCAAAGACTAAAGAATACGATCCAATTAAAAAAGAAGAATATGTTGATCTAAAACCAACTAAAAGAATTAGTTTGTAATGTACGATTTCATAAGAAAATTATATGACAATCATCCTGTTGATAAATTAGATGGTATGTTATTAGCACCTAGAAAATACATTGACAATATTATGACTCGTGGAACATCTATAAGTGCTGATGATTTTTCATCAAGTACACTAGATTTGCTCGGACAAATTGTTGCTAACGAAGGCCCTGGACAGATAGACTTAAAAAAAGATCAAAGTATGGTTAATAAATATGGCGGTGATTTTGTTGGCGGCATGGATCATATAACTACACCTTATGGACAACTTAGAAATACACTTGGCTCATTTAATGTTGTACAAAATGATATTGGTGAGTATGTTCTTACTGACACATATGATTGGACTCATGATTATGCAAATATGAAAGATCCTGATGGGTTTTTAAACAACTTAGGAAAGTTTGCATATGAACAAGGAGGTACAAGAGAAGGCGAAGGTAAACCTTATCAGATAAACCTTGGAACATTAATGAACCAAGGTATGTTTAAGGGCCTTTAACTAACTGGCTTTTGTAGTTGTTGGGCCATCTGGACAGTCAGTTCACCATTAATCGCAAAGATCTTAATCATAGCTGATCTAGATATACCAAGCTTATCTGCTTTAGCATCAATTAAAGCTAAATCCTTAGAGTTAACTTTTATATTTATTTGGTGTATCACATTTCCCTTTGCCATATTGATTTCCTATAATTTGTAATACACTTATTATACATTGATTCAAATATTACAACTTACAAACACCATCTTCGCAGTCATCTTCTGATGGGGCAGATATAATATATTCGTTATCATTTAGTACAGGTTTAATTTTTACAGGATCCGATAAATTACCAACAGTAAATTGTTGTAGAAGATTTTCATATGTTCTTAAACTACATCTTTTAACATACCTATCATAAGCCTCTTCAAATTTATGGCCCAATACTCTTGCTCTTGTTCCATAATCTTTAGCAAGTTCTACTATTAATTCATCTCTGGTAAGTGTTTCCATTTTTC